TGCAAGGGTTAACTCCTGCAGAGCTTGCGCCATATAAAGAGCATATAAATAGAAATCAGCAAGCACAACAAGCTTTCTTTGACTCGCTCGCACCAGAAGCAAGACTGCCTATGATGGAAGCGTTTAGAGAAGCGCAGGCAGAGCGTCAGTTACTATTTCAAGACTTAGCTAATGCCAAGGGCATTATGACGGAAGCGGAGCTTGCGGCGATATCCGAGCGCCTCGGACCACAGAACATGGAAATGATTAATGATGAGCTACGTGGCGCATTATTAGCTGACATGGAGTTTGGTCAGCAAGCAAAAAGCGCTCTATTAAATAGACTAGGTCTGCAACAGTTTGATGTAAATGGCCAGTATATGTCTACGCGTGACGCAGACGGGAAATCTTTATTCCCTTCTGTAAATATGGAAGAGGCTGCAACTAATTTAGTAAATAAATATGCAGTTAATCGTTGGTCAGCCAGAGCCCCACTTCCTGAACCTATTGCACTCTTACGTAATTTTATTAAGAAGCAGCAATATGGTCGCGAGAAACTTGAAAAAACCTTAGTCAAAGATTTAACTAATCAAGCTATTGAGGCTCAAATCACAGCAGCCGCTTTACCTAGAGATATTGAAGACTCAATTCGCTCTCAAATCATGTTGCTAATGCAAGGTGGTAAACAAGCTAAACAAGGTAAAAAAAGCAAGCGCACTATAGTTGCGTCCGACTTTATGGAAGGAATAAAAACGGATGCCGCGGGTAACGTCGTCATAGGTACAAGTTTTCCAGGGAAAAACATTAAATTTAATCCTGGAGTAATTAAAAAACAAGCAGAGGAATTATCTAAGTTAAGCACCGATGTAGATTTAAATATTCCTGAAGCATTAGACCTTCTAACTGAAGCTTCACGTTTCCGTAGTACAGCTAATAGCAGATACAACTTTGCTATGTCGAGTGGTACTTCACGTATAACCGATGCACAACGTCATTTGAATGATGGTGAGCAAGTTTTCAAAGACATTGAAAAGCTGGTCATGGATCACGTAATGAAGATTCAGGAAGGACCAGTAATAAATGCAGAGAAGTTCAAAATATTTAAAGAGGCCATAACCGATTACAACTCAAGATTCCAAAAGAATCTTCCTCTCCTACTTTCTAGAAAGACTTCAACTGGAGAGTTCTCACTAGGCAATGAGAAGGTCATGCAACGTGCTTTTAGTAGCGCGGAGAACCTTAAGCTTCTACGGAGTTCTTTAGGTGACTCACCTGCATTAGAGGCTCTCTTAGAGAAGGGCGCTATTGACTGGTTGCGTAGTAAGAATGTGTTGAATGCTGATGGCCTGGTCGATCCTAAAAAAATACGTCGTGTATTAGAAAACAATCGCAGTATTCTCGAAGCATTGCCTCCTACTGTTCAACAAAATTTGACAGATGAAATCAGATTAGCTGATGACTTTGTCAGACGCATGGGTGAGCTTGATCAACGCCGCGTCCTAGTACAAGACAAAGAGCTTGACACTATCCTTGCAAAAGCTTCTCGTCCTGATGCTGATCCTCGTCAAACATTAATAGCTGCAGTTAAAGACCCTGCGACTATGCGTGTATTGGTGGAGGAATTAGGCAAAGACCCAGAGCGTTTAGCTGCATTGCGTCGTGCTGTATTTGACGTGGCCAACGAATCTTCTGGTAAAGGCGGTGACTTAAAGTCTTTTGTTGAGACTAATGAAAAGTCTTTAAAAGTACTATTTAAAAATACTACACACTTTGATGACTTAAAAATCTTGGCTGACATGCAGCGTCGTGTCAATGCCTTTGCTGGCGTGACTGGTCAGTTGCCTGCGTTTGATCCTCTTGATACAGAGCTGTTTAAATTAACAGGTAGTGGTATCAGTGGTATTACTACAAACTTTAATGCTGTTCAACAAGGACGACAAAGCGCACAGACTGCAGGCATTGCCTTAATGGTTCGTTTAGGCGGTGCGTTAGAAAAAGATATCTACAAGCGTCTCTTGACTAAGGCACTGGAAGACCCGAAGTTTGCTGCTGACTTGACTCACATAGACTCAGCAGAGAAGGTTCGTGCTGTAGTAGCCAAGTTACAAGGATTGGGTGTTCCTGTTGCACGCATGTTGCCAAAAGAAGGTCGTATGATGCTGCAAGAAGCTTCTCAATTTAAACCAGAATCTCAGGCACCATTGCCTGCTTCTACGCTACCAGTTGTTCAGCCAACATCGGCGCGGGAACAATTGCGTGCGCTTCCACCTGCACCACCAATGAAGTTCCAGTTAGGACTGCCTACAACACCACCTGCAGGAGCTGGCCCTAAGTCAGCTCCACCTATGCTATATCCAACATTGTTCCCTGATGATCCAATCAGTGCAATGTTGCAGCAGCGTCAACAACAACAAACTCAACCAGGACAATAGGAGTAATCATGGGTAATACAGCATCTGAAAATACTTTTCGTGTTGTAAACGGTAAATACATACACAACAATGAAGAAGTTTCCAAAGCCGAGTTTGAAAAACGAAAAGCTGATGTAGACACCACTATACGTAGCATAAGGGGTTCTTCTGACTCTACGCAACGCAGTAAACCAATGACTATGGAAGAACGTAAAGCAAAAGCGTTTGCTGAAGTTGATGGCATGAAAAAAGGTGGCATGGCCAAAAAACCTGTATGGGAAAAACCAAGACCAAAAGGCTTAGGTAAATCTACTCCGCTCTCTCCAAAGAAAAAAGCTGCAGCAAAATCGGCAGCTAAGAAAGCGGGTAGACCTTATCCCAATTTGGTAGATAACATGCGGGCTGCAAGGAAAAAATAGTCGTACTGCTGCGGGCTCTCCCCCCGCAGTTTAAGAGTCTGATGTGGTCACTCCGTCGGACTCTCTTTTTTGGGATGCGTATTGTTCTACTCTGCGCATCCATTGATCTTGATAGCCATCAAACTCACGTCCGCACGTCACAAACTCTTGAATAGTCCCATCTTGGGACACCATCATGATTACCCCTTGACGAATATCGGTGCCATGCACTTTATTATGAGCAGCAGCATAAGCGCCCAGTTGTAAGAAATAGTCATCAATCCACTCCCTTTTCTTGGGCTTATTAGTCTGCTTAAAGTCAAGAATAGTGGCTTCACCCTTGTAAATGCCAACGCAATCGGTGGTGCCTGCGTAACGTTCTGGGTAATACAATGGAACCTCTGAGCCCCATACCTCTTGCACATGTGGGAAGAAGTGCTCAATCAAAGCGTAACCCATGCGATAGCCTTTGACCGCTAACCAGGTGCGGGGAACAGGCAAGGGCTTATTCATCAGCAGTCGCTCAACTACGTTATGCATATGCGTGCCAACGGTAGCAGCATCATTCTTAATTCGTTCGGCTTCTGTTTTACCAACCTTCTCTTCCCACTCCTTTAGGAAGCTCTGATCCTTCGTGGCGGACAAGATGTTGGTGACGCTAGGCAACGGTACCTGATCTTCGCCCTTGTAGACACGACCACTTTCCAAATCCAGTCGCTCTAGTTTCTCGTACTTATATTTATTTCGTATAGGAATTAGTTGCATGATGTTCTCTTTAAATTAACCATTCTTTTAGTTCTTCCCCCAGTACCTGCGAGGCAATATCAATTTTACTGCGCAATGCTTTGACGATGTGTTCATCCACCGTCTTCGTCGAAATCAGGTCAATATATGTGACTTTTTCAGTTTGACCGATCCTGTGAGCCCTGTCTTCGGACTGCAGGCGCTTCTCCAAGTCGAAACTATTGCTGTAGTAAACGACAGTATGGGAGGATACAAGCGTTAGCCCGTAACCACCAGTAGTAGGATTGCCAACAAAGAATCTAAGCTCGCTATTTGGGTCAGAAAACTTATCCACGATGTCCTGTCTGTCATCATTCTTTGTATCTCCATAGTAAGTAGCCACACTGGTCATGCCATATTCTTTTTGAATGGCTAGTTTTATGTCTTCAATATTTCTTCTGTAGTTCGCCCAAATGATCACCTTGCCATTTGATTCAGCCAGCACTGCCATTAGCTCATCTATGCGGTTATTGGGCAGCGCAATCTCTTGGCCGTCATCTAACTTCACATAGCCACAAACAATTTGATGTAGCCTCATTAGCTGCGTCAACGCATTGGTTGTAGACATCATGCCCTGCTCTACAATCGAGAGCGCCATCAGCTTCATCTGGTCATAGGCTTTTAGCTGTTCAGCAGTTAACTCCACATCCCTGCGCAGGTAAATCTTATCCGGCAGATCAAGGCATTCGTCCTTCGTGACTCTAAATGCAAAGTTGTCTAACTTTTCTTTTAACTCATCCAACCTACGGTAGCCAACCACCTGCTTAAACGTATGGCTAGGCATCTTGCGTTCAACGAGGACCGCGTACCGCGCCTGAAAGGTGTAGTAGTTAGACATCCCCAAGTAGTCACCCGATAAGAACTCGCACTGTGAGTACAAGTCAAGTGGGCTTTTCGTCACAGGAGAGCCAGTTGCAATGCGTCGGTATTTTGCATCTTTGCCTAGTTTCACTATGTTTTTTGTGCGTTTGGCGCTATGATTTTTAATCGTTGTGGACTCATCTATGGCCATAAACGCTTTCGTAACGCGAAGAAATGTCTTGGCGAAGGAGGTTCCTTTTTCTGTTGAAAATGCCTCTGTATTGATGATCAAGATACGAAGATCATCAACCGCATTCATCATCTCTTCCATTTCTAATTTCTCTGCTTTCTTTGGGTTCGGATTCCAACATGCCATCGTGTATTTAACATGATCCGGCATATGCTTTGGTATCTCAGACTTGTACCAGTTACGGTACACACCTTTAGGTGCTACAACAATCATGGCATTGATCCTGCCCTTGTCATAAAGCATTGCAGCGTTATTAATCAACATAAATGATTTGCCTGTGCCCATTTCAGCAAAGACAGCAACACCCTCTTGCTCCCAAAAACGCTGTAGATATGCGCCTTGATGAACAAACGGTTTATTTTTAAATGGGTATCTTTCAATAAAATAATCCATCTCTATTCCTTTCTTTTAAACAAGTACTTGACAACTTGAATTTTTATTGTACACTATGTTTACGTTTTAAGAAAGGAGAAAGAAACGTGTCTAAAGTTTATGTTGTACAAGAAATGCCAACGCATAATATTGCCCCCGCTCTGAAGTACGGAGAGATTGAGGTATTGTTACCTACTAATACGCAACTTGCTTTTTCAACAGCACCTTCAATCCGAAGAATGCGGAACAAGCTACGTGACTATAAGGATGGTGATTACCTTTTATTAACAGGTGACCCTGTAGCTATCGGTTTAGCCTGTGCGATAGCTTCTTTCAATAACGGTGGGCGTTACACTGCGCTAAAATGGGATCGTCGGGATAACATGTACATCCCGGTTAAAATTGACGTAACACAGAATGGAGAAAGCGATGACTGAAATTAATTCCCTCTTTGAAGAGGACGCAGGTGCATTAACAATCAAGAACGAAGACTTGTCTTCCGTAGGTGCTTTAGCTAAACGCGCAAAGCAACTAGAGAAAGAAATCGAAGAACTTGATGACACATTAAAGGAACGCAAAGAACAACAGCGCAAACTGTTGGAAGAAGCTATTCCTGCGATGTTGCAAGAACTAGGTATGAGTAAATTTAGTATGGCTGACGGTAGCGTCATTGAAGTCAAACCGTTTTACTCTGCAAGCATTAAAGAAGAAAATCGCGCTGTCGCTTACGAGTGGCTGCGCAATAATGGTCATGACGACATTATCAAGAATACAGTGTCAGTACGCTTCGGTCGTGGCGAAGACGAATTGTGCGACACACTGTTGAAGAAACTGCGTGAGGACAGCTATCCAGTTGAACAATCGCAGAAGATCGAACCTCAGACTCTGAAAGCATGGGTCAAGGATATGATCACACGTGGTGCCGAGTTCCCTACGGAGACATTCGGTGTATACGCAGGAAACAAAGCAACTATCAAGACAGCCTAATCAAGGAGAACTAATCATGGCAAAAGCAGACGTAGCAGTAAAAGCAAACACAGCAGTAGCATTGGCATCAAACTTTGAAGATGACGCAGTAGCAGGTGGTTTTTCAGACATGGGTCAAGAAGACTTTGCGCTTCCTTTCCTACGTCTATTGACGAACACTTCTCCTGAAGTAGGCGAAGTTGATGGAGCAATGCCAGGCATGATTTACAACACAGTAACTGGACAACTCTATGATGGAAAAAAAGGGATCACCGTTATCCCATGTGCATATGTCAGACAATATATTGAATGGGCTCCCCGAGGCAGTGGTTCTGGAGCGCCTATTAACATCTATCCGGCAACGTCCGATATTCTCTCAAGAACCCATCGTGAGCCAGGCGATAATAAAGATTATCTCGACAACGGTAACTACATTGAGAACACAGCGAATCATTACGTAATGATCGTTAACGATGAAGGTATTCCTGAGCCTGCGTTGATCACTATGAAGTCCACACAATTAAAGAAGTCACGTAAGTGGAACAGCATGATGATGTCAACAAAAGCTATGGGTAAGAATGGTCCATTCACTCCACCTATGTTCTCTCAGTTGTATCGTTTAACTACGCAAGCTGAATCAAATGACAAAGGCAAATGGTTTGGTTGGGAAGTTGAGCGTATCGGTGCGATAGAAGATATGTCACTGTATGGCGCAGCAAAAGCATTTAACGCAAGTGTTGGCTCTGGCGATGTGAAAGTAAAACATCAAGACGAAGCACAAGGTACAGATAACGTGCCGTTTTAATTGTCTTCGGGGGAAAGCGGATGCCGCAAGGTGCAGCGAGTACCCCACCTTCAGAGATAGAGAATGACTGACATAACAAAATTCAAAGCTATATTCAGCGGACTGGATATAGCGTATGGGACATACATTATTAAGAAGGAACGTGGCGATGGAAAACAAGCCGGACAAGCAACAGTGGTTAGAAAACCTCCGACGGATGACCTTTGGGAAAAGCATCTTGCTGGTGTTGAGCCTTCCCTTGGGATTATTCCTATCAGGGCTGATAACTCTTGTGTTTGGGGTTGTATCGATATTGATCAATATCCAATCGATCATAAAGGGTTGGTGGAAAAAATCGAAGGACTCAACCTCCCGCTGGTAGTCTGCCGTAGTAAATCTGGTGGTGCACACTGCTTCTTGTTTACAAGAGAGCCTATCCCTGCACGCGAGATGCAGGATTATTTAAAAGCATGTGCTGCACTATTAGGTGAAGCAGGTCGCGAGATATTCCCCAAGCAAGCAGAGATACTCGTTGACCGCGGTGATACAGGTAACTTTTTAAACCTGCCTTACTTTGCAGGAGACAATGGAACACGCTATGCATTCAATAGTAACGGTGAGGCGGCTACCCTCGAGGAGTTTTACGCCCTCTACGAAAAGAATGTTTCTGACGGGGCACCGCAGTTGCCCGAGCCACCAAAGGTTGCGGATGCTCCAATTAAAGATGGACCGCCATGTTTACAGGCGCTCTGTTCTCAGGGCTTTCCAGAGGGAACTCGTAACAACGGCCTATTTAATATCGGTATCTATCTTAAGAAAGTTACTCCGTCGGCATGGGAAGACAAAGTTGTAGAACACAACATGAAGTACTTCGCTCCACCACTACCAAACAATGAGGTGCAAATTGTCATTAAGCAGTTGGGAAAAAAAGAGTATCGATACAAATGTAAAGATGCGCCTCTTAATAGCTTTTGCAACAGTGGCCTTTGCCGTACCCGTAAGCATGGTATTGGTGGTCATGGTCCTGACTCACCCACTCTCACTTCCCTCAGTAAGTATGCATCCGATCCTCCACTTTGGTTCTTGGACATCAACGGAAGAAGAATCGAGCTCGAGACAGACAGCTTGTTCAACCAAGCAGCTTTCCAAAAAGCTTGCCTCGAGAAACTCAACACCCTTCCACCTGCTCTCAAGAAACAAGATTGGGAAGGACTGCTTAATGGTCTACTCAAAGAGATGGTTGAGACAGAACAAATATCTGAAGCAAGTGAAGACACTTCCGTAACTGGTCGCTTCATGGACTTGCTTGAAGAGTTCACTACGCACATGCAACAAGCAATGGATCGTGTTGAAATTCTTATGGGCAGGCCATGGATTGAACCTGATGATGGTAAGTGCTACTTTCGAATCAAAGATTTAGAAGCACACTTGAAACGAAATAACTTTATTGGACTCACTGCACCAAAGATGGCGCAACGTTTGCGTGACATGGGTGGCGAACCTATTCCATTATTTTTAAAAGGAAGAACTGTTCGCTGCTGGCGCATACCTGCATTTGATAAACAAGAAGCACCATTTGATACACAAACAGTGCGGGAACAAGGGAGCCCATTTTGATTAAGTTAGAAGGCTATGATGACGCTATCCTCGGACCTGCTTATGTTTGGCATGATGGTGAACAAATAGAAACGTTAGTCTATAGCGCAGAAGGTATTCGTGAAATTCTAATGAAGCGTGATGGTATGTCCCCTCACGAAGCAAGAGAGTTTATTGAATTTAATATCGAAGGTTTATATGCAGGAGTTGATACACCCATCCTAGTATGGCCTGAAGATTATTATGACTTCAACGATTAAAAAAGTATTCGGCCCCCCAGGCTCCGGAAAGACTACGTATCTTTTAAACGTAGTTGATCAGGAGCTTGACGCGGGTGTTTCTACAGAAAGAATTGGATACTTTTCTTTCACTAGAAAGGCTGCTAACGAAGCACGCGACAGAGCAATAGCAAAGTTCCCTGCATTGAATGAGAAGACTGACTTCCCGTACTTCAGAACATTGCATAGTCTTGCCTTTCGCTGCCTCACAGTAAAAGCCGATGACATGATGCAACCTGAACACTATGCAGAGTTCGCACAGCAGACAGGCATTCAATTAGATGTAAATAAAGATGAAGAAGAAGGATATGCAAAAGCCGACAATCCGATACTTAATGAGATTAATCTCGCTCGCATCAGGGGATCAGATTTGCGCTCTCACTACAATAGTAGTGGACTCGACATCGAATGGCATCACTTCGAATTCGTCGAACGCTCGTACCGACACTATAAGATTTCCAGGAACCTCTTGGATTTTACCGACCTCCTCGAAATGGTCGTACTGGAGGCCGCGAGGTTGCCACGATTGGAAGTACTCATTATCGACGAAGCACAAGACCTATCCAGACTTCAATGGCAATTGGTTTATGAGTTGGTTAAAAAGGCACAACGAGTCTACATCGCAGGCGACGATGACCAAGCAGTCTTTACTTGGGCTGGCGCTGATGTAAAAAGCTTTCTAGAATTTGAAGGAGACATTCATGTCCTACGGCAATCATATCGCGTACCAGCATCTGTACACACCCTTGCAAATAACGTTGTCCGAAGAATCAAAAGTCGGCAAAGTAAAGAATGGCGACCAAGAGACTATATTGGATGCGTCAAGCAGTACAATCGTTTCGAAGACGTGCCCATTAATTCTGGGGAATGGCTTGTCCTTGCCAGTACAAATTACATGCTCAATCCAGTTCACGAGTGGCTCAAATCGAACGGAGTTCTCTTTGAACGTAACCATGTCCCAAGTCTCTCCCCAATCATTATCAAAGCCGTAGTTGATTGGGAAAAATTACGCAAAGGCCAAGCATTAGGTTTGAATGATATACAAGGTATATACAAGTATCTTGGATCAAACTTCGTGGCTCGCGGCTTTAAAACATTTAAAGGAGATATCGATGTATTGGAATACACAATGGAAGACCTCAAGCGAAGCTATGGCCTCCTCACTGATGCAGTGTGGCACGACTCTCTTACGCGAATCAGCGAAGATAAACGCGAGTATCTTAGAGCCGTACTTCGCAGAGGTTTTAAAATATCAACAGCTAATCGCATCCGCTTATCAACCATCCACGGAGCAAAAGGCGGAGAAGCGAACAACGTAATGGTGATGATGGACTTATCACCAAAGTTTGCGAAAGAATATGCAGTTAATTCAGATAACGTGAATAGATTATTTTATGTAGCAGTAACACGAACCAAGGAAACGCTCCATTTAGTTCTACCAAAGCAACAAGACAAAGGATTTAGGCTGTGACAATACCATTATTCCCAACGCCATCTGACTGGGTGGCACCTGATAGTTTTCCAAATTTATCTAATGCAAAGGAGATTGCAATTGACCTCGAAACTTGTGACCCAAACATGGAGACTATGGGGCCTGGTTGGCCTAGAGGCGACGGTTACGTTGTCGGCTATGCTATTGCTGTTGACGGGTGGTCTGGGTACTTTCCAATTGCTCATGCTGGCGGGGGTAATCTGGACAAGCGGCTTGTTCATCGGTGGCTTACTAATGTCCTTGCAACCAAAGCAGACAAAATCATGCATAACGCTGCCTATGATCTCGGATGGCTACGAGCAAGCGGGTTCACTGTTAACGGGCGGATCATCGACACCATGTTGGCAGCACCCGTCATCGATGAAAACCGATTCAGCTTTTCCCTCAACTCGCTCGGATTTGACTACCTTAAACAAGTTAAATCAGAGCAAGGCCTAAAGCAAGCAGCCGCTGACTTTGGTGTCCACCCAAAAAAGGAACTTTGGAAGTTGCCTGCAATGTATGTGGGCAACTATGCAGAGCAAGATGCAGCACTGACATTACAGCTTTGGCAATACCTAAAAATAAAACTACGACAAGAAAATGTCGAATCCATCTTTGACCTTGAAACGCGGCTCTTCCCTGTCCTTTTCGGTATTACCGAACGGGGCATTCGCTTTGACCGCGAACGTTGCGAGCAAACCATTGACAAGCTAGTCAAGCGTGAGAAGCAGCTCCTGCAAGAACTTAAATCGGCCACTGGAAAGCCTGTAGATATCTGGGCTGCAGCAAGTATCGCCGCAGCTTTTGATGTGATTGGCGTGCCTTATCCCCGCACCGATGCGGGTGCTCCAAGCTTTACCAAGACCTTCTTAGAAGAATGCTCTAACCCGATCGGTAAAACAATTATCGAGGCTCGCGAGACAAATAAGACGCACAGCACCTTCCTGCGCCCTTACCTTGAGTTCTCCGCCAAAGATGGACGCATACACCCACACATCAATCAAATGCGCTCTGACGATGGCGGTACAGTCACTGGCCGTCTATCCATGGCCAACCCAAACCTGCAGCAAGTACCTGCACGTCACGAAATAATCGGACCAATGGTACGTGGCTTGTTCTTACCTGAAGAAGGCGAGCTATGGGCATCCAATGACTTCTCTTCACAAGAACCACGCTTACTCGTTCATTACGCGAGTCTCTTGCAATTGCCAGGGGCTGACGAAATGGTCGAGGCTTACCAATCCAACCCAGACACCGACTTCCATCAAATGGTCGCGGACATGGCTAAGATCAAACGTAAGCAAGCTAAAACAATCGGGCTAGGCCTAATGTATGGCATGGGTAAAGGAAAGCTTGCCAACGAACTTGATTTGTCCGTTGAAGAAGCAAGCGCACTGATTGATCAATTCCATAAGAACGTACCATTCCTTAAAGGCACAGTGAACGCGGTCATGCGTCAGATTGAGAAGCCTGTCACCAATGGCGCAATACGTACACTCTTAGGTCGTAAGTGCCGCTTCCCTCTTTGGGAGCCAACCACGTGGGGAGTCAACAAAGCGCTGCCCTACGAGCAAGCTTTGGTTGAATACGGTAGCCAGATCAAACGCGCAGGCACCTACAAGGGCTTAAATCGTTTAATCCAAGGTTCCGCTGCAGACCAGACTAAAGCAGCAATGATCGCGCTTCATGAATCAGGTGAGAACTTACTCTTGCAAGTGCATGATGAAGTTGTTATCAGTGTCAAGGATCGTGCGCAAGCTGAACGCGCTGCGGAGATCATGGTTCACGCGACAGAGCTGGTGATCCCTACTCGAGTGGATGTAGAAGTGGGAGAGAACTGGGGAAGTGCGAAGTAAAAAAAGGGAGCCCATTGCGGGCTCCCAAAGGAAAGCAAAAATATTATATACCTTTGTGTTCAATCAGGTACCAGACACCTACTGCAAGAACTGCGAAAATAATAGCCATACCAAAAAGTAAACCACTAAAAAACATAAGAGCTTGAAGTACATTCATCTTTCCCTCGCCATCTCCCGTATCTCATCAATTGAGAGTTCGGTCTTATCATAAATATTTAAAATTAAATACGGTGGTATGCCACAATCACCGTGCCTCACGCGACTAATCACTGGGGATGAAGAATTGAGGAACTTGGCCAACGCAACATCATTATGCAAGCGATACTCTTTTCTAATGAAGTCAAACAACCTATTTGGTTTGTTCACTTCCATGTGCATTATCTTCATCTTTCTCTTTCATTTCAAAATCTACTAATGCTTTTGCGTATGACTCTAGACTGATTCCTAATGATGCTGCAGTTTTAAGCTGCGGCTTCGTTATGAACGTCTCATGTATCTTGGTACCATCTGTCTTGCGTACTATGACTTTTTTAGCTCTCATTTTCCACACACCCTTTTCTTTGCTGCAGTTATGTCAGTCTCAGTCCACCACTTGACGCACATGTCATCCGTTTGCTTTTGAGTTAGCTCTATTGCAGGTGGAGTTTTCTCTGAAAATGCATTCCATAGCCATATACCGTATCTAAGCATAAGAATCGCAAGCGTCGTACATAGGAACACACCAACCGCTGCATACAAAATTGCTTGGTACAAAAGCTTATAATCTTCTTTCATGTGTTCTTCTCCTTTAACTTTGCTTCAATGGCTTTTGCGTACTGCTCGTGGTCGGGACACCAATCAACTTTATTCCACTCTACGTCATCAAAACAACGCTGTCTTTCCTCATCCGTTAGCCCTACCCAATCTTTCTTTGATTGCGCTTCTTCTAGCTTTGCTAACCTTGTCGTTATGTTGTGCAGTATGTCTTGTAGGTATGGGTTCATGTGTTCTTCTCCTTTAGCTTTGCTTCTATGGCGAGAGCAAAAGTAGTTGGTAAAACATCACCGCCTTTGTATGTATCATTCCATACTTTAATCATGTCTTCATACGTCAGCCCTACCCATTCTTTCTTTATTTCATGAACAACCTTTTGTCCAAATCGCTCTAAAAGATTACCAATGAGATGCCCATTTGTATTTAAATACTTGTCTATACCCGCCTCACAAGCAATACGAATAAAATCGTCCCTAGTTAAATACGTCATCTCTCCCTCGCTTCCATCATTGCGTCTGCCATGTCATACGACATGGTCGCAACTAGTTCAGTTAAAGGCACCTCAGTTTTCATTTGGCATATTTCCATTATGATTTTGCTGTCAAATAAACTCTGCATTGCTTTAATTGCAATGTAGTCACGTAAGTCCATGCCCTCGCTCCTATGGTTTGGAAATGCTTTCATGGCTCCACCCTCACAGATAATCGCTTTGCTTTGGTCTTCCTTGCCACATCGCGGTTCGGGCATAACAACTCAATCCGATCAAAAGGCCATCCCGTCGCCTTATGCACCACAATCATTATCTGCGGGCTCACGTTATGAATCCCATGCCGAATCTTAGCCAGTGCACTGGGTAACAACTTCAAGTGCTTACACAAAGCCCTGTCAGAGTCAAAGCCCCAGTGCGCACGCAACGCGTCCAACAACGGATGTTTTAGTTCTACTTCACGCGTCATTAAATGCTCCTATTATTAAAAGAAAAACTAAAAGAACCGCAGGAATAATTAGCATCACACCAATTATGATTTCAGATAAATCAAATTGGTCTTGTACCTCCTCAGCAGCAAGTAACGTCTCCTGCCACTCCAGCTCTTCCTCCGAGTACTCGCGGCTCTCCGTTTTATGAAAATTAGCGCCAATGATGGGCGGCTGCTCGCGGATGAATTTACCGTCCTTTAACATCATGTCCCCGCGATCCCACGCCATGGCAATTCACCCACTTCCCAACCCGTCTCAGTATTGCGACTGATAAAAGCAGCATCAATCGAATCCGATATCCAACCCCAACGCTTACCATCCCAGTACGCATAAAACGCGTCCGGATCAAGCATTGTCTTTGGGTACTTCACTGCAGGATTAACCTCATATACACCGTAGCGCACAGGTACATCCTCATGCTTAAACCATTGCGTTAACTCACTTTTTTTTAACTTAGCCATAAGTACACTCCATGCAAAATACCAATTGGGAAAAATAATGCTCCGGCAATCAAAAAACCCCATAAACCCGCAGCAAAACACGTAAAAATATGCGTTACCCACGCAAAAAAGCACGTCAAACCCGCAATCCACCATCCCATATCAACTCCCTTCAGGAAAATTTAAATCGTCAACCATCCCACAATCAGGGCAGTAACATAACGAACCACCATCCGCGTCCCAAGGATCACGACCATACGGCACGTTCTCCACCATTCCCTGCCAACCACACTCACTACAAAAAACCGGATCAGTGGGTATTTGCTTCTTTGTCTTCTGTATAGTCAGCATAAACAATCTCCATTGTGTGTTCAAAACTTTTTAATAAGTCTGGTTGTTCAATATGTAACTTTGCCGCCATTAAAGCCAATGCAGTCGCAAAAGCACCCATCGCAATCGGTATCTCTACATCACGATCACGCATAAAACCAAACAACTCTTGCGCTAACTCGAAAATATTTGTCTGCTGTTCTTCACTCATTTACTATCTCCCGTTGTTCCCTCAACCATCTCAATTAATTCCTTTTGCAACAAAGTACGCATGTGATCTGAATACCTGTAGGCTTGCGTGTCCTGCTCATCGCGTGCCGCGAGCAATACGCAATCATTGTTATGCTCAATGAACGATAACAGTGTGTGTAGCTGATATTTTGTCATTTCACTATCCTTTCTTTGGGTTTGTAGGCACAGTTTGTTTCTGTGTGGGATGATAGTACGTTACGATTTAGGTAGTGTCAAGGGGATTTATGCGAGAACCGCGGCTCGGGGCTTATATATAAAAGTTATAGGATCGCGGTTCTATATATTTTTGAACGGGTTCCTATAGAACTTTTTGGGGTAAGAGTAAAAAAAATATTTTTTTTTGTGAAAATAGACGTAATAGACGTAATGCCGTAATAAGCTAGTACTGGTGCGGGTTTTAGCCATTTCGTTGACATTACGTTTACAAATAGATATGTATGAATATTCAAATTTTCAGGGGGGTTCCGCGAGATAGTTTTTTAAAATCCAAAAACTTACTTGACCCCAAAAAATCTCTATAGGTTCCTTCCTTGATGTTCCTGTCCATAAGATGTACAATTGTACTAATTGTTAAGGGAGTTTAGTATGATAAAGATTGATACGAATGTAATGCTGCCCCAGACCCGCTCAAAGTATCCTTTTGAAGAGATGGACGTAGGCGACAGCATTTTGTTTAAGGAAGAGCGCCAAGCTAATTCAGCACGTATTGCTGCTGTTAGATTCGCTGAGAGGCATCATCCTGATTGGACATATACTTTGCGTAAGGTCGAAGGCGGTTGGAGGCTGTGGAGGGTTAGCTGATGCCTAAGAAGGACGTATGGAATGTTGCTCCGGTTCGGCTGAGTAAGACAGCCAAGCGGCTTGCTGCGCATGTTGCTCCTTTGAAAACATACAAGGAAAAGAAGCGTGTAGTAAATCCGAAGCAGTGGAAGTTCATTCAAGAGTATGTCTCTGGTGATGGGCACGTCACAATGAAAGAGGCTGCTATTCGTGCCGGATACAACGCTAAGAGCGCTTCCGTCATTGCTTGGCAGCTAACCAACCCTGAGATCAATCCGCACGTTGTAGCGGCTATACAAGAGTACAGGGCAGAGCTGGCATCAAAATACAATACGAACTATGAGCGCCATATGCGGGATTTGCAGATCATCCGCGATAAAGCTTTGGAATCTGGTGCCTATGCTGCAGCGGTACAGGCTGAATATAGGCGCGGGCAGGCTTTGGGTACCATTTATGTCGAGCGTAAAGAGATCAGGCATGGCACGATTGATTCGATGAGTAAGGAAGAGGTACAGCGCAAACTTGAAGAACTAAAACGATTGTACGGTGGTGGTGATCCCCCGCGTGCTCTGATTGATGCGCAAACAGGTGAAGTTATTGCCAGTATCGACCGCGAGCTTGATCCGCCTTTTGTGCCGCCAATAGATATACCGGAAGATGGCGAGGAAGCCTGAAGCTGTCTTCTCTGATTGGATCAGAGATGGGCTAATTAATGTGGACATAACCCGCGTGGAATCGCGTGCTAGTCTTGGCTTTCCTGATATGGTCATTGTAGATAAATCAGGTACAGGTAAGGTTTGCTTTCTTGAAAACAAAGTGGTACAGCGCGGGCTCAAAATTGATTTGCGCCCGCATCAAGTGTCCTTCTTGTTTAGGCACTGGAAATATGGATGCAAAGCTTTTGTCCTTGTGAAGCATTTGCCTGTGGGCAAACGTGTCGCAATGATTAATCTGTACTCTGGTGGGCAAGTAATGGAACTGCTAGAGAACGGGCTAAGGGTTGATCCTATATTCAGGTATCCATCAAACGGTATGGACTGGGAGCAGCTAACTAAAACGCTATTAGGGTTAAAGAATTGATAGAAAAATACAATTAGATATTCCTGTGCGGAACTATATAATTGTCTTCACTGGACGAGCCAGTACACAGAGAAAGGATAGAAAGATGAAACAGGCACAATACGAAGTTTTATTTCTTGGCGATAATGTGTGGACGGTGGACGGTAAGCCTATGCTGTTTAACTCTTGGGAGGAAGCAGAAGCAGAGCTAGAATTAACTTTTGAAGACATGGCGCAAGAAGATATAGATTTTGAACCTAGTGATTATCGAATAATGGAGGTAGTAAAATGATTATCAAAATGACAGCAGAAGAATTTAAATCTGACAATTTAATCCTCGTCAATTTTGACGGGCACCAAAACGAGGAAACAGGTGCAACACATCATGGCGGTTATGTGCGCATAGAGCAGGATACCGATTCGTTTTATGTGGTGATTATTAATTCGGCGGGCGATGTTGTATCAGAGACAGAAATTCCTTTTAATTTTGTCGAAGCTGAGTTATAATTTCTTTGCAGCACTAATTAACCTAGAAAGGATAGAGACATGAAATATCAAACTTATGAATGCACAGGTTTTTGGTTAGATGAGCACCAAAACAAGACCAAAGTAGATTTTATGCAGGTACGCGTAGCCAAGGGCGAGTGGGACGGTGAAGAGGATGCGGATGATGAGCGCATTTTTTACTACATGGACGGACGTGAATTAAATGTTGGCGACATTATTTCTGACGGTTTTGTTGTGATTGAAATCGAAGAGGACAATGATGAGTGACCGTATATTTAATCAACGCGCTTTTGTGAATTACTTAGTTGACAATATGTCAATTGAGGATTTGAAGTCTTATGCCCGCGAAAATTTGCACTATTTATTTGACGGGCAAAATGATTTTGAATTTAATGAAACTATGCTTGATGAGGATTTTGAACCTAGAAAGGAAGAAAGCAATGAATGAGAAAGAACAAGCGGCTTTTGTGGAAGCTTACGCAAATAATGTGGCAAGTGCCCCGAGTGATTATGTTGCGCAATTTGTTGCGCGTTATGAATCAGGTGAGGACATGCCCTATTGTGAACACTACACGTCAATAATGGATGCTCTCGGCATATGGCATACCGCTATTCGTTTTAATTTGGAGGCGCTAAAAAATGACTGAACAAGAAAATCACTGGGTAGCAATAGGGAATTTAATCGTCAATAAAGATCAGTCCGAATTACTAGAACGCGCTTATGGTATAGCAGAATCACAATTCTATAGCGATGACGAATGCACCATTGCATGGGAACCGTTCGAGCACTTAGACGACGACGAACTAAGCGCGCTAGTTAATGATTTAGCAGAATCAATTTATCAATCTATGCTATGGGCACAAGGAAAAGAAAATAATTGACGGGCTAGAGATAATTGAGTTATAATTGCTACTCGGCACTATTAACCTAGAAAGGATAGAGATTATGAAACAGCTACTAAGTATTGATACGAACGCTAAAACCCACAAGGGTCAGAAGTGGGGATATATGACAGGTATTTTATATCTGGCACCATACAATCTTAGCGGGTATCAGGTATGCCCTATGGCAGAAAAAGCAGGATGTATCGACGGGTGCTTGAATAAAGCAGGTCGAGGCGCTTTTGATTCTGTACAGCAGGCACGCATAAATAAAACAAAGCAATTTTTTGAAAACCGCCAGCAATTTATGCTGGACTTAGCAGCAAGTATTGAAGCTTTAATTCGTAAAGCAAAACGCGAGGGTTTTTACCCTACCGTTAGACTGAACGGCACGAGCGATATCAAGTGGGAAAATATTTCTTTTGACTATACTTTCGCGCATGGTAAGCAGCGCAAAATCACAATTTTCGAACTATTTCCAGAACTGCAATTCTATGACTACACCAAGATACCGAACCGCAAAAGCTTGCCGGATAATTATGATGTGACTTTTAGCTATTCAGGCGCTTCAACGTTTGCAAAGTATGCAAAGCAGGCAATAAACAATGGCGAGCGAGTAGCGGTAGTGTTCAGAAATAAAGCAGATATACCGAACTATTTTGCAGGTCTTGAGTGTATCAACGGTGATGATTCTGATTTGCGCTTTTTGGAACCTAAAAACAAAGTAGTGGCACTGTATGCAAAAGGAAAAGCGAAGAAAGATACTAGCGGCTTTGTAGTCGATAAGGTGAGCACATGATAATTTTGATTGTAATTTTCATTGTATTGTGGGCACTAGTTGACATTATGAAGCCTAAATAGTTAAGCAGTGTAAGTTAGTGCTCACTAACATACTATTTAGCCTAGATACTAGGTTATAGCGGTAGTGGGCACTAACGTTTTGCGCTTAGTTGCGGATAGTTAAACATGCCCCCTCGTCTCTGGCGCTCGGTGCGTCAAACGTGGCGCTCGTGCCGCGTTGCTGGCATTGCGGTTCGCTATTGGCGAACCGCGAACGATTGAAAAAATCAATTTGTGCTTTCCGCACGCTTC